TAAAACACACCCAGTGGTGACGGTATACTACTACATGGTAAAGATTATATCAATTACAGCGTTTTGTTTATGCCTCTTCTTGTTGGCATTCCTTCCAGGAACCTTTCTGGTGTATTATAAGTTCCGTCTGCTCCCACTGTGTATAGGAAGGCGTCTCTGAAAGATGATACGTCGTTCTTTGACTCGGGTCTCCAGTTCTTGGTCATAAATCGCTCGACCTCCCATTCTATTGTGCATGTGACCTGACCGGTAACATACAGAGTTAAATATGAATCTGTATTTGTCTGAGTTGGTATTGGTATTTTAGCAACTTTAACAAATATAGTTCCCGGCGGATGCGACATAGGCAGAGTTCCATCCGAGCTATCGAATAGTGTATGTTTGTCCGTGTTTGGTGATTTTACCCAAATCGGGAAGTCCCTGCTGATGGGCGTCGAATCCCATGCTTGATTGGGGAACATCCATACATTTTTTAACTCTGCCATGTTTTGTCGTGTGTTTCCCCCTTGACCAGTGTTATCGTTTGATATTTCCTTGTTTGTTCCGTCTTGCACGAACACTTGACCCCATCGGCTCATGTCGTTGTCGATGTCTCTAATAGATATTTTCTCCTCCAACTCACTTTCCGGAGCAGAGTCATAGGCTAATCCTATCTTATCGAATCCAGAGCGTGCGCAGTTTACTGGACTGACATCATAACCGGACCACGTTGCATTAGATGCAGACTGCTGATTGGTTTTTGATTGTTGTTCAGTGAAGGCAGTGTAAGCTGATGTCCCAGGTGGAGCAGTCACTACAGTTACTGGTCCGAGGGCTTGTTCCCGAGTAGCCGCGCTTTGTGTGTTTCCAATGTATCCAAGCGATGGTCCTGGCATCCACTGTGATGGCTTGTTATACGGACTGTATCGCGTGTACACGAATTTTCCTGAGTTGTTGTAGTTGTTTCGTGTAGCGAAGTAGCGTCTGGTTTTAACCAGTGGATTAAAGTCCGCCTGTAGTGGGCAGTATGCCCGGTCATTATTGACCCACCCACAATCAAAGTTAAAATGGAAGTTTGTTTCCTCCCCAGTACGTAACACCTCATGGTTTGCATTTTCGAGAATGTAGAAAGGAGCAGATTTCGCAATYTCCTTTTCTACATTTTCAACGTCTGGAGAACCACCGTCCACGCTCGTGTCTATTAGGTCACCTTGGAATTGGAAGTAACCATAGTTTTCCAGCAACCAGACTTTATAGGGAAGTTCTGGCATCGTTCCAGCATCCCACGGATGCTGGGAATATGGATATTGATGACTTCCGTCACAAAAAATGTGTACTCCTGCTGTAAGATCATTATTATATAAAGTGTCCCCCTGCAGTGTAACTACCTGTTTTATTTGTAAGTTATATATTTTTACCATCATTTTTTTTGGTCTCCATCTTCTGTACTCATTTGTGAGACGTTGCCAGTCTTGTGGTGAAAAGTGCGAGTCGTACGCGTTAAAATTAAAGTATCCCCATGGAGTTTTTATCCCTTTCCAGAATGTGTTTCCGGTTCCCTCAAGCTTGGTGTATCTATGTCCGTTGTATATAGGTGCATACCACTGTCGTGTGTTAACTGTGATGACTCTATTATCTCCGAACAGCGTTCCTCCTTCCCACCCACCGGTACTAACTCCGACCCCGGAGCCACCGCCCGATCCACCTCCACCAGGTCCACCACCACCCCCAGCACGCCCCGCAATGCCCGCATCAGCCTCAATAGTGTTCTCAGTTTCCTGCGGTTCCATCCTAGCTTGTTTAGAGTTTTTGTTAGAACGCGCAAAATAGAGTTTCCTCTTTTGCGCCCTATCTTGTCTACTGTTTCCGGCCACTCTTTTAGCAGGAGGAGTGTTTTCTTTTAGATGTGGAGCCAAAATACGTTTAAGTCTAAATGCAGACTTGCCTAGCCACCCGGCAAAGGATGAATCGTTTTTGAGATCCTCAATAAAATCAGAATCAGCTTTATTGAAGTTTAAATATGGATTTTCACCTTTATTAATATACGATTGATATGCAAAATCGTGTTTTTGAGCTGCTTTGTCAACTTTGTTTATTGGAGTGCCATTATCTAGTGGATTGAATGGTCCAAGATATTTATATCCAGGAACGACCCAACCACCTGGTTTTCTATTCGGAGGAGCCATCTACCTCCATTGCAGCTGAAAGCATTTCTGCGTCAGACAGATCCTGTGTGAGAACATCGTTAACATTAGCCAAATGCTTGGTGTACACATCATCCCAGTAACAACATTTTTGACAGAACCCCCCTCGTCCCATATGATACATAATATTTCTATATTTTTGATCTATTGTTTTCTTAAATTCAAATAACATTTCTCTACATTGATCCCATGTTATTTTGTTTTCATGACATACTGATTGGAATTTGGGTTTTCCCTCATTAAAAATCCAGTCAGTCCCACACCGAGCTAATCTAGTGCTGTGCCAGTAGAAGCCACAGAACGCAGGAAGAGGTTCTTTGCTTCTGCTTTTATGTTCATTGAATACATGCATCGGTGTTGTCTTCCTCCCAGTCGATTGTCTCGAAACAGTGGAGGACGATTGGTTCCTGGTCCATCCCCTGTGGAATGATCCCAAGTCTCTCTCCCCATTCGGACGGCGTGAGTCCTGTGGACTGCGACTCCGGCTCCTCGCTTTTGATCTCTTGCTCATATGTCTCGTAGACATATTGCTCGGCCGAAGTAGATGGTTGTGAGGACCAATCGATCAGTACCTTGTGTTCTGTTTTGCGTTGTTTTTTTGGAGGCGAATTTATGGTTTCGTCCGAACTTGTTCGTTTTCTTGATGGAGTGGTAGCGTTTGGTGTTTCTGGAGAGTCTAAGAGCGAAAAATCGAAGTTAGTGATCCATTCCTCGAATTCTTCATAGGATATATCATTGTGATTAAGGATCTCACCTGTTATGTCTTCTTCTTCTATATTTTGGCAGTTATTTTCATTCCACGTCTCTAGTGGATAATAGCCTCCGCACGATCCGCATAGACCACTCTCGAAAACAATTAGATCCTGTGTATGATTTGAACAGACAACCGTCAATGGAAAGTCATTTGGAGTTTTTTTAATGTTCCAAGTACGATGAAAGTCTGACAATGAAACTGAATATTTTTTGTAACATACTTGTAATAATGCAACAACGTCTGTTGGCTCTATTTCACCGAACGTGCTTTCAAGTTGTTTCATAAAGTTAAATTGAACAACTCTCTCCCGAAGTGGCATAGAATGAACATGTGTAGTGGTATTGCCTCCTGTGACTTCATATATATTATGATTGGTTGATATTATTAACGGTGTTTGCGGTAATAGATGTGAATCCTTATGTTTTCTGTCTATTCTAAATTGTGTGCCCCCCATTATACATTTTGCTTGTTCCACCCAATCAGTAGTCATGATACATTCTTCCCACCAACATATTAATTTTGCAGTACAATCATTGAAAACAAAGTTCTTATTTTGGTGATTTACACATCCATATAACTGAACAGCGTTTACAATGGCTTTGGCTAAATTGGTTTTCCCGGTACTTGCAGGACCATAAAAGTTTATTGTGTTCTGCTTTCCCGCCTTTTTATCTAGGACACATAATAACCAGTGTCCAAATTGCCAAGGATTATATCCCTGTAAAGTTAATAATTTCCACACTTTATTGTCAGTCGTAAATGGGATTGGATCATATTTTGCTAAAATATAACTAAGCGCAGTATATTTTTGCGTCATCTTTATATGAACCATACTAAGTATCTGTTCTATAAGTTTGTTTCCGCCCGATTGACATTCTAACATAACAACGAGATCGGCGCACCCATTTACAAGGTCTTCATATGTTAACCAGTAATTTTGCTCACATCGATTCATACAGTCAATCATTAAAGTCTCTCTCTTAGTTATTTTAGATTGAGAAGAAAGCATATCAATTTTCCAAGAAGATTCAGGTACCTTAGGCAAAACATCAAACATTTCTCCGGCAAATATTGGCTCGTTTTTTTGGATCACGTTGTGGCGAAGTATATTTAGCCATTGCTTTCTACAGTCTGTTGGAACCCATTTTCCATTAGCTAAGGTTACAGCGTAAGTCTTACTTGTGGCATCAAAATAGGCAATATGTTGTGTGGCTTTATCTGGATCCATACAGGTGTAGTATTTAAGGTTTTTTCGAAGTAGATAGTTGCAGATAAATTCTACTGGATCTACTCTGCATGCATAGAGGTCCCCACTTCTGCTTTTATATTGTAAAATAGTACAATATGCATGTTCTTCGTTTTTAGCTTTGGATAGACATTTTATAAGAACTGAACACATTTCAGGATCAGAAGTAGTTCCTTCGTTTACATGTTTCTCTAGAACGGTGATTAGATTTTCACAGAATTTGTACTGTAGCTGATGGCGGAACGCTTTAGCGCTATATTTATTTAGCCCCTGTCCTCCAAGGACCAAATGAAGGTGCAAATCGCGTTCGCCAATCTCGCTCTGGACAAAAATGCTAGCCACCGGAGGTGCTCTTCCCTGTTTAACGGAGAATACGCTATAGGCAGCCATATGTGCACAATGCGACAGGTTAAGATGATAACTGGAATCAGGTCCATGTGTCTCGAGAAAACTCGTCTGCTCAACCGGACTATCGGGACCAGGCATCCCGATGTACACGGATGGATCATCGAGAGCGTCTCCCCGAATACCGCCCAGTGCTCTTTGCAGACGAACTTCATCAGCCTTCCACCCCACATATGGAAATTTCAGGATATAAGTATAAGCAGGAGTAGAAAAATTGAGTAAGGTCGTCTAAAGACGCGATTGGAAGCGTCGACATCACTCACGGTTAGAAGTCAGAGATGTTCTCTCGACGAAGTCCGGAAGCGAAATGAACAGAAGCAGGAAATACCTATCCTTATATACTCTTAACATCCAATCAGAAGCAGCCACATCTACTACTGCAGTACTTGTGTTTCAATATGATTGGATATTCTAATCTCTGTATTAGCATATTCATAAGTGTGTTATATAACTATGAGTAAGCAGAATCACACTTCCGTCCTCCATTTTGATATTGTCTTTATATGGAG